TGGTATGAAAATATATCTAAATGGTTCTCAAGTTAATAATGCAAATGAATCTTCTGGAACATATGTGGCGATGGAAAACCTATCAGCCAATCTTGAAGTAGGTAAATATAGCAGTAACTATGCGAAAGGTAGCATTGATGAAGCTAAAGTATACTCCAAAGAACTATCAGCATCTGAAGTATTAAAAAATTACAACAATGGAAAATCAGCACACTCTAATTAAGGATTAACATGAAAGGGCAATATACACACTATTTAAAGATACCAAACACATCACAAGGTTTAGGTTTACGAATTACAGATCGTTACGATTGGCAAACATTTACCTACAAAGAAGTAGAAAAAACTGGTACTCGTGATGTAATGGTAGAACTACCAACAGAAGATGATTTAAAGGCTGATATTCAATCCTTTATGACCACACATTCCATAAGTGGAAGTGGAACAAAGGCAGACCTAATTCACGCCATAGGAGAGCATATTTTAGAGAATGGACATCCAACAGTAAGCGAGTCTTATACTTACATGGAACAAGTAGTAGATGAGACTACAGATCACGAGGCTAAAGTATCGGATCTTATTGCCAGGCATCCTCATTACTTTGCTCAAAGAATTAGTGCAGATGATTCAGAATTTGTAATAAAAGGTGATTGGACATTGGCAGAATTAGATGCAGTTCCAAATGGTATATCTGTATATACAAATGAAGAAGTTAAAGCGTACATAGCAGGATCTGACAAATGGCAAAATTAATCCAGGTATTCATTTTGTTTCTTGTTAGTGGCTGTAGTAATGGTTGGTCAGTTGGTAGTTTTGAATTAAACCCAGAAGATTCAATGTATACATTTGTTGAGGTAATAGACCAAGACTCTTTATCTCATTTTTTTTCAGACCATGTAAGGTTTAATAAAGATATGTGGTGTTTTACACATAGCCAATGGGAAATAGTAAAGAGAAGTAAATAATGGATCCACAATTATTAATAGAAAGTTATATGACACTTGGGGCTACAGGATTTTGTGTTGTGTTTCTGGGGTATATGTTAATTAACCTGGTGAAAAGTCAAAAAGCCCAGGATGGTGAATTAGAAGCAATACGAGAAAACATAAGTGCAATGAGTGAAGTTATAAGCAACAGTCAATCAATCATATTGAAATTGGTTGATAAATCAAACAGAATAAGCGAAACACAAAATGATTCTGCATCCAGACGATTTGAAACATTAATGAAGGAGATAGATGATTTAAGTGATAAAATAAGTTTTATGTCTGGAAGGCTCAATGGATCTGGGAGACCTTAAATGGATAATAATGATATAACAAGAATTTTAACAAGACACGATGAAAGGCTTAAAAATATTTATTCGTCTTTAGGTCGAATTGAAAAACATTTAGAACAGCTTAACGGAAAAGTAAATAGGCATAATGCCGATATTGCTCAAATACAAACTTGGGGTGCTATAGCGTTAGTTACGTTTCCAATAATGGTTAATATAATAATGAGGTTTATGTAATGGAATGGCTAACAAGTAATTGGGAATGGGTTTTATTGGGATTTATGGTATTAGAAAAGATTGTGAAGATGTCTCCAAGTGATAAGGATGATATTTTGTTAGATGTTGTATTTCAAGGATTAACAAAAATAGTAAAGAAGGATAAGTAATGATAAAAAGATACATCAAAGGTCAAGTAAAGAAGTATGGTGTAAAGGGATTTGTAATTAAAGTATTAGAATTAATTGCAAAAGTAACACCATCAAAAGAAGATGATAAAATAGTAGCAAAAATAAAAGTATTTGTGAGTACACTTTAATTTCTATAACAAAAAACAAGGAGAACAAATGGACCAACCCTATGATAACAGTGGTGTCTTATTTGTCAATGACAAGAAAGAAAAAGAAAACCAGCCAGACTATACTGGCAATATAACAATGAACGGTACAAAAATGAGATTAGCTGGATGGAAAAAGACAGCGAAGAAAGATCCATCAAAGCAATTCTTATCAATATCTGTTTCAGAGTTCCAGGGAAAACAAGAACCTGCAATGGCAGAGAATGAGGATTTACCGTTTTAAGTGAAAACAATAATTCATGTTAATCAACATAAAATAAAGTCAAATTACAAGCATAGTAAAAATGAACCAGTTTTAACAGTTAAAACATATAAATCAAATAATTATGCTAAAAAAGTAAAAATTGATGGTCCATCGGAAATTGTATACAGTCCAAATAAACCTTTGTCTTGTGGTGCAAAAGTATGGTTGGAAACTCAATCAAAAGTAGATATAGTAGAATGACATTTAAAGAAGTGATTAATAAGGTAATTGAATCAGAAGGGGGATCCAGGATAACAAAGGATCCCCTGGATCCAGGTGGAACTACTCGTTGGGGAGTTAGCCAAAGAGCATACCCAGACCTGGATATAGAAAGTTTAACAGAGCGTGAAGCAAAAGATATTTATTATAAAGACTATTGGATCCCTTCCAAAGCAGAACAAATACCAGCACAGCTTCGTGAAATATATTTTGACATGGTGGTTAATTTTGGAAAGAGAGGTGCAGTCAAAGTATTACAAAAAGCCTGTAATGGTAAGAACACATATACTATAGCAGTAGATGGTGGGCTTGGACCAGCAACCCTATCAGCTTGTAAGAATGTAGAACCAGGAAGGTTGAGATCGTACCGAGTTTTAAAGTTTGCAGACATTGTAAATAAGAAATCAAGCCAGGAGAAGTATTGGTATGGTTGGTTTCGGAGAGCATTAGAAGTATAATGTGACGGAATATCCGTCACACACACCTGCAAGTCCAACAATATTAATAAGCTCGTTGGGCTCATAACCCAAAGGTCGGAGGTTCAAATCCTTCCCCCGCTACACTCACATTTATCTATTTAATTGACAATATTATTTATTGTATTCTGTATGGTATTATATAGAGAGAGAGGGTTTTATTCCGTCACAATTCCGTCACATTAATATATTCCCTGACTATTCCCTCCCCCTTCCCTTACTTTCCACAATTTGGGTTATATTACAGGAATCAAATTGTTCTTCATCATAGTTGATTAATATACTTGGATAGTCTATGGACATTTACTTTAACATATTGAGCAGTAACATCATTAGCCTTATGTCCTAACAAACATTTAGTATCCCACCTGGTAGCACCAAATTCTTCCAGGTGAGATGCAAAAGAATGTCTAAAAGTGTGTAGGTCTCCCTGGGGTAGTATTTCTTTTAATCTTTCCCTGGATCTACCAACAGCACCAGGGCTTATTACATTTAATATATCCATTGTTTGTAAGTCTTTATGAAGTGGGACCATAACAGTATTACCTGTTTTTGTCTGTGTTTTACATAATAAACTGCCATTAAGGTCGTTATTTTCAATAGAACAAGCATCAGACGACCTTAACCCTGTCTTATAAAGAATAGACCAAAAAACCTTATCCTTGTCCATCCTGGTGTTATCTATGGCTGTGTATACCTCATCCCTGGTAAATGCTTTTCTTGGTTTAACCTGTATTACTGTAGGTCTAATTAAATTTGTCATTGGATTATTATTTAGGTAGCCCATTGCCATCATCCACAAACACCAATTATGTATAATCTTATGTTCTTCCTTAATTGTTTTTGGGGCTCTACCCATTGTTCTACGTTTATAAAAATATTCTTGCATATAAAATGCGGTCATATGCTTATTGGTTATACCAGGGTTGATTTTAATAAACTCATTTAAGGCTGATTTTATCCTGGTTGCCCATCCTTTTTTTTTGTTTGCCATTATTTCGCTTATATATAATAGGTATGGCTTATGTATTTCTACAGTTGGTACTTCTAATCCAGTAAGTCTTAATATTAGTTCCTGGTCCCACTTATCCTGCAATCGCAATGCTATTTTACGATCTTTTACTTTAGTAGACCTTCTGGTCCTGGTCGGATAATCTCCTGTAGTATACCACCAGTATGGAGAGTTATCCCTTTTGTATATACGACTTATGCTTTTGGGACGATTTTTTCTAATAACATAATCTTACTCTTTAGTGTTTTTATTTTTTCCTCTTGCAGTTCAATTAAGTTAAACAATGATTTTATAATTTTATCTGTGTTCATTTGAGGTTCCTTGATCTCTGTTATAATTTCACTATTAAAATCTTTTCTTTGTATGCCATAACGCTCACAATACCACGTTATCCATTTGTTGGGTAGCACATTTTTGCTTTTATATGAGGCAAGGTTTCGGCTATCGATATTAAGAAGAATTGCTACTTCATTATCAAACCTAAAACCTTCTAATAATTTTATTTTATTGATGAAGTCATTTATCGTACTCATATGATACCTGCTTGTTGAACCCAAGCATCACAGAGCCCTGGGAGGGTTTATGTTTATTATGTATTGACAACATTAACACATAAGTATTATATTTATTTTACTCAAACACTATATAAACATAATAAAACACATTAAAACATAATAAAAATATATAAATGAACGACCAACTTGACAAGAATATCTTATTAACTACTGAAGAAGTAAGAGAAAGACTTAATCTAAAAACCACTACGGAGGTGGTTGTATTGATCAAGACAGGTGAACTCCCAGGATATAAAATACGGAAAAAGAGTTACCGAATTAAACCAATGGACTTGGAGCAATTTATCGAGAGCAAACGATACCAAGTGCATACACTATAAACAAAAGGGGAATAGTATGAGCATAATAATAGATCGTAATAAGGTTTTAATGGATTTAGAAGATTCATGGTGGATGATGATGCATTATCATAACGATAAGACAGTAGATAATAAATATAATTTAGATATACACTACACGATTAATCATATAGAAAGTGCAATGAAAGAAGTTTTCATTAGCAATAAGAGTGAGGATGAAATAATCAATGTAGAAGAATGTTATCTCAATGATGGTCAAAGTTACAGAACTGAAATGGAATACATCATTTATAACTTTAAAGATTGGGGGAAAGCATAATGAAAGATTTAACATTAACTCGACCTGGAGGTGACGACATCCGCTCAATGTCCTCATCTACTTCTCCGCATGAGTTACCAGGTCGAGCCCCTCGTTGGGGGAAACATAGAAGATGGTTTGAGATCGACAACATTGTAGAGGTTTGTGAGCATACAGAAGTCGAATGGATACCAGCAGAGCCAGAGAACAATGTAGGTGAGGATCTAATCTGTTTGGATTGTTGTGAGTCGTTACCATTGGAGTTTGACCATGCAGAAATTTGAAGAAGTGTTAGAAGCTGTGATTATGCTCCTTATCGTGTTTAGTGTATTGTTTAATGTGGCGAGGGTATTATGAGAGATCCTATTAAGCAGGGACCAGACCTGGATCTAAAATTAAGACAGACTTATATCGGATCTTCTGAATGGGCTGTGGTTGCTGGGCTTCATAATACATACAAAAGTCCATATGATGTGTATATGGAAAAAGTATATGGCTATGAGCCTTTTGATAATCTTCGCATGAGGTTTGGCAGAGATGCAGAGCCAATGATCGCCAAGTGGGTAGAGGAAGAATTAGATGTAGCAGTGGCTGTAGATGGTTTTGTGAAGTTTCATCCGAAGCATGATTTTTTAGCTACGAATTTAGATGGAGAGATCTTCCATAAAGATGGCACTAAATCTATCTTGGAGATAAAAACAGCCAACAGTTTAGCCAGGCAATCCTGGGGTGCTGAACTACCAATTCAATATTATACACAGATCCAGGGACAGATGCTTATTACAGGTTTACGAAAGGCATATGTGGCTATACTTACTTTTGGGTATGCTGGTCCAGAGAACTTTGAAATCCAAGAGTATGATTACAATCCAGAGTTTGCAGAGATGGTAGTTAATAAATGTGTGGATTTCTGGTATAACCATGTAGCAATTCAAATTGCACCAGATCCATCAAATGCAGAAGATCTAAAGAAGATGTATCCAGATTCAAATGGTGCATCCATGGAAGCTACTATCGAGTTAAAACAGCAGATAGAAACATTAAAAGAATTAAAGAGCCAGAAGAAAGATTTAGAGGGCTCTATCAAAGGTTTGGAAGTCGCAATCAAATCAGAAATGGCAGGTAATGAATTAATCACCTACGGTGAAGATACACTTGCTACCTGGAAAAGTAGTAAACCCAGGAAGGTGTTTGACCGTAGCGATTTTCAAAAATCAAATCCAGATGAATATGCAAAGTATGTAAAGGAATCTGGAGTATCAAGAACATTCAGATTAAAATAATAGGAGTTAATTATGAATGAGAGAATCAGAGTACAAGGTGGAAAGTTATACACAAAGGTTGTGGATAGGCTTACTGCATTTAAAGAAAAATACCATCCAGACGAAGGTTTTTTTATCCAAACTAACATAACCACACTTACGGATAACTATGTTGTTTTTAAGGCTGAAATCCTTAACAAGGAAGGGGTTATTTTAGCAACAGGGCATGGTTTTAATGCTATTGCAAAAGAAAAGTCTTTAGAAAAGGCAGAAACCGTTGCAGTGGGAAGAGCATTGGCTTTTTTTGATCCAATGTATGGTGGAGAAAGTGAACTTGCATCCCAGGAAGAAATAGAGAAGTGGGAAGATCTTACAAAAGATGATGGTAGCCAGTTTCCACCAACACAGAAAAAACCTACAGGCGTGGATAAAATAGTAGGCAAGGCAATGAATAAAATGAATGGCAATAGCCACGATATAAAAGATGCTGTCTGCAATTTTCAAAAGCATAAAGGCAAGATGTGGTCCCAGGTAGCTGGTGAGGATCTTGACTACATAAAATGGATTATGGGTAGTGTCAAAGATTTAGACGATAAAACTAAATCAATCATTAGTCAATTTGTCTAAAGACTACTCTGGGAATAAGCAATGGCGAGAATATCAAAGAATGTACTCAAGAGCCCAGTTGGATTTTCCAGCAGGGTTAGGAATACAAAAGGTCGTGCAAATGAAAAATGCATCCCTGGGTTGGCACTCTCTTTGGTGTTACTCGCCAGAAGATTTAGCAAGGTTAATAAGAAAATTAAGGATGGAATATGTCCGAGTTAAGGATCAACGAACAAGTAATAAGTAAAGTCCAGGAGCGTTTGGATTTAGGTGCAAAAAAGTATGGCGATACGATTGCATTAAATGATAAGCGTGATATGGTGCAAGAGGGACTGGAAGAGAGTTTGGATCTTGCAGTGTATTTAAGCTGTGCATTAATACAAATACAAGAAGCTAAAAATGCAAAGAAATTAAATGGTATATCTACATTTGATATGACATTGATTATGGAAGGATTAGGTAAGCTAATTATAGAAGGAAAAGAACAAAAAGAATACGATAAAGTTAATCATATCCAGCAGTTAGTAGATCGCTTAACGGAGTATGCGAATGATTTCTGGGATAAACAAAAGGGGAAAGAATGATTTCAATGTTAGCAGAATTAATAAGAATGTTTGGTGAATTAGCTGGGTACATCTGCGTACTTGGTATTGGTTTATTTGCATTCGTGTTAGTGTTTACAGCAATAACAGATAGGTATGAAATAAATAGATAACACCCTGGTATCCACATACCAAAGGAAAAACAATGATAGAATTTACTGTAGAGGGCTCACCAATAGCCTTAAAAAGACACAGGCATACTCGCAAAGGTTTCACATATGATCCTTCAAAGAGCGATAAAGATAATTTTTTAAAAAAAGCCTTAAAAACAGCCCCCAAATCTCCTGTATATGGACCGATCTCTATGTCTATCGAGTTCTATGTCGGCAGACCAAAGGCACATTTTAGAACAGGACAACATTCTCATTTATTAAAAAGTTCTGCACCTATATGGAATACATCCAGGGCTGATATAGATAATTATGTAAAGTTAGTGTTGGATGCATTAAATGGTGTATTCTATAAAGATGATAGCCAGATCTGCCATTTAAAAACAATTAAGAAATATTCCAATTATCCCAGGACAGTAGTTCAGTTAAAGGGAGTGGAGTAATGCCATTTCCATTTGTAAAAAGATCCAAGTTAGATGAGTTGGAAAAGAAAAATACTGAATTAAAACAAAATATTGCTCTCTTGGCTACAAAATTACACGCCATACAAGTTATCTGCGATAGGCACAATCAAGCCAAAATGGGCAATTTAAGAATGACCAGGATGGTAAAGGAAGTTGTAGATAAAATATGAGAAAAGATGTAGCAAAAGAATTGTATAAAAAAGCCCAGGAAGTTGCTTTTAATTACAGCAGAAAGAATAGACCAAATAATTTTAATGGAGAGGATTTTGAAGTATCTGAAATCATACCAATAAGTGCCCAGGGTGCAATGGTTGTTTTTACAAAATCCACAGGAAAAAAAGCATTGGCACATTTCATTCATATCGATCATCCAAAGAATCCATTTTGGCAATATTACATTATGGGATCTCAACATTTTATTAACCTGCATATGCTCCAGGAAAAGTATGCAGAAGTTGAAAAGAATAATTTCAGATTAAACTTTAGCGATTGATGAATACGAAAAGAATAGGATGGGTAGGTGAGCAATGTGTCAAGAAAGACTTGATGATGAATAAAGGATTTTCAGTATACGAACCTATTGTAGACGATGTAGGTGTGGATATGGTGGTGGATACAGGTAAGAGCCTTAAGAGAGTTCAAGTAAAGTATAGAAACAAGCAGAAAAGGCATAAATCGAGCATAGAAGTAAGCCTAAAAAAATATGTAGGTAGCAACATAGATGTGATTGCAGTCTATTATGCACCGAAAGACATAATCGCATATTATCCTTATCAAAACGAAGAGGTGATATGCTTGGCAGTAGATACAGCAAAAAATAACCAGGAGTCACATAGAAAGTGGTTCTACAGATACATGGAGTTTCCAGAATGAGGGGTTGGATTAGTTTACAAAAACAGATAAGGAATCATTGGTTGTGGGATGATCCTAAATACTTAAAAGCATGGTTGGATATGTTGATGATGGCGAACTATTCAGAGGTCAAAAAACCATACAAAGATCAGATCGTAACAATCAAAAGAGGTGAGTTTCCTTCATCATATCGAAAGTTAGGTGAGAGATGGGGTATGGCAAAGAATACGGTAGTAAAGTTTATGAATCGCTTAAAAGCTGACACAATGATTGACACACATACAGATTTTGGGTTTACCCTCGTGAAAATCATGAATTATGAGAAATATCAGAGCCAAGAAGGGACAGTTACTGACACAGTAGGTATGACAGTGAGTGACACACCAGCTATGACAGTGAGTGACACTACTATAATAAAAGATAATAAGATTAATAAAACTAATAAGAAAAAAGGCGATGCTAAAAAAGCATCACCACTCACACTCAAAGATAGGCAATTAAAATTTGTAGAACAGATAAAAAAAGTTGGCAAGGAACAAGGGTTACCAGAAGTAGAGCAACGAAAGTTTAACAACCATTGGGGTGCAACGAATCAAGGAGGAAAGAAGATGCGATGGGAGATGGAAAAGGTATTTGATATGAAGCGAAGGATGGCAACCTGGAAGATGAACATGACTGCATTTAGTTGGGATAAAGATGCCCAGGTCAAAGCACCAGAGATCCAAAAAGAAATAAAGAAAGTTAAATACATTTGTTTTGGCTGTGACAAGGTTAAAGAAGTCCAGGGAGAGATTACATCTAACGATGCATTTTGTGAGTGTGGTGACCAGTTTATGAAGCCTTACGAGTACAACACAATGAAAGCAAAAGACAATTCGTCTAAAAATAGTTTACAAGCAGAAAACCCCAGTTTTCTTTCTGGAAACCCACAAAGTAAAGAAAAGGAAATAAAAGAAAGTAGAGGAGAAGTATTAATGACTGATCAACAAATATTAGAAAAACTTGGATATGCAGTATGAACGATTTCATTCTTGAAATTTTACAGGCAACAGAAAAAGGTTCAGCAGACAATTACATGAAGCAGGTAGACTATAATAAAAAAGTTAGAAATAAAAAAGTATTAGATCATTTAATTAGCTGTCCACAATGTAAAACTGTGTGGCAATGGAATCATCACAATAGAAATTTTAGTAGAGAAGAAGGACCACAATATTATTATGTTGATTTTCCTCATTATGGAAAGCCAAAAGAAATCTGTCCTAAATGCAAGAAAGTCACAGTATTAAATAGTGATACTGATACAAATTTGGAGCACTAATGAATGCTATTATTTTATATTTGGTACAAGGGATCACTGTTCTTTGTGCTTTTTTTTTAGGTGCTTATGTGTATCAGCGAGGACAATCCGATCAATCCATAGTGCCACAACTTAATTTAAATAAAAAAGAAACAGATCCCCAGCCAGACTGGGATCAAGTGTGATTGTTGAGGTTGATTATGCTTTTAACGAATTTGATGATGTCCAGGAACTTTGGGCACATCTTGCTATTAGTGCTTTACAAGCTGGATATGTACCTATAGAGGTTATTGTTGGATACTCCTAAACTAACCGATAAACAGCAAATGTTTTGTAAAGAATACTTAATAGACCTAAATGCAACACAAGCGTGTATACGAGCAGGGTACAGTGAAAAAACAGCAAGATCAATAGGATGTGAGAACCTTTCAAAACTATACATACAGGAAGAGATTAGTCGATTAAAATTAGAGCGAGAGAAGAGAGTAAAATTAACTGCCGATAAAGTATTGAATGACATAGAGCGAGTCAGACAATTATCAGAGGGGAAAGAGCAATATAATATTTCTTTGAAAGCATCAGAACTCCAGGGAAAGCACCTGGCGATGTTTACTGATAAGCACCAAGTAGATGGTGAAGTCCAAATGCCTGTTATTAATATTTCATTGGCAGACGATGGCTGACATAAAACTTAATCCAAACCAAGCTGATTTCATGCAGTGCGATGATCAAGTAATTGCATTTTTTGGTGGAATCGGAAACGGTAAAACATTTGCAGGGATCTTAAAAGGCATCCTGCGAGTCGTTGATGGAAATCATAGCCCACAATTAGGTATGATTGCCAGACAGACCTACCCAGAATTACGAGATTCAACCCAGCGTACCTTCTTTGAACTATTGCATTTAATGGGATTCTTACCAGGAGTCCATTACGAATATAAGAAGCAAGAGAACCGATGTATTTTTAAGAATGGTCACGAGATTATCTTTCGATCTTTGGATGATCCAGCCAAGTTATTATCGATCAATTTAGGCTGGTTTTATATTGACCAGGCTGAAGAGGTTAGCGAAGAGGTTTTTCTTACGTTATTAGGTCGTTTAAGGGCTGTATCAAACCCACAATGCTGGATAACAGGTAACCCATTAGGACATAATTGGGTATGGCATCGATTTATACATGATCCAGTCCCTGGTAACATTATTTTTAATGCAAAGACTGAAGAGAATCTTGCAAACCTACCTGCTGGTTATGTAGACAGTCTAATGAATAACTACAATGAAATTTGGGTTAATAGATATTTATATGGATCCTGGGATGCTTTTGAAGGTCAGATCTATCCCGACTTTGAGCCCAGTGTTCATGTTGTAAATGATTTTATGCCAGATCCTGGTTGGAGAAGGTTTATTGCTATTGATCATGGAAGAACCAATCCAACAGCAGTGTTATGGGGTGCAGTGGATAATGATGATAAGATATTTGTATACCGAGAGCATTACGAAGCAGGTCAAGATGTAGACTATCATGCCAGGGCTTTGAAGGCTCACTTAAATGAAGGTAGATATGAAACTTATGTTATTGATCCGAGTACAGGTGCAGGGAAGCAAGGAGATCCAGAAACAATAGGGAATCGCTATAGGCAATTACATATCCCTGTTGTGGGAGCAAACAATGATGTACAGGGTGGGATTGATAAAGTGACAAACTGCATTAAAACCAATAAAATATTTATTACCAGGTCCTGCGAAAACTTACGAAGAGAATTAATTAATTATCAGTGGGAGCAACCCAGTGCATCCAGGGCAGATCTAAATGCTCCAGAGAAACCATTAAAGAAAGATGATCATGCTGTTGATGCTTTACGATATATGGTAGGTGAGATTGTAGATAGTGCAACCAGACCAGACACCAGGACAGACACCATGAAGTTCATTGATAACATTGTTGTGGATGCTGACAACACGCAAACAGAGTGGGATAATTACTAATGGCGATTGAATACAGGGGAGAATCTTTTCCAGGGTACAACAAACCAAAGAAATATTCTGGCAGTGGCAGATTTAAGAAGCGAGTCCTGGCAAAGAAAGGAGATAAGGTAAAGATTGTAAACTTTGGACATAAAGGGTATAAGCACAATTACAGCAAGAAAGCCAGGGATAATTATTTAAAACGATCAGCAGGAATAAAGAATAAAAGTGGACAAAATACATCCTCTGATAAGCACAGTGCAAATTACTGGAGTAGAAAGGAGTTATGGAATGCCTAAAGCATTTTGGGATAAAAAGAATCCGAAGAAAAAGAGTAAGAAACTCACCCCTTCGCAAAAAGCATATGCAAAGAAGTTAAGTGCCAGTAAGGGATGGAAATATCCTAACCTGGTTGCAAACAGCATAGCATCAAGGAAATAACATGGCAGGATTAGACTATTACCCAGCATT